AGAAACACATTGAAAAACTAGAAGCACAAATAAGGTTATGGAAAGGTACAGCACCGTGAACAACTATGTATACACAGCAATCGGACTTGTAGTCTTTTATGTCGGACTAAAAATGTTTAGTGGGGGCATGAAAAGTATGGGTAACATAGACCACTTGACTTGGTTTTTGGGCAACCCAATCTATATGTTCTTTGGGTCAATCGTTATGACACTGGCATGGCAGAGTAGTAGCCTATCCACTACAGCTATCATTGCATTGGTTGCATCAGGTGTACTACCGTTACCTGCTGCTGTGGCTGCTGTGCTTGGGGCTAATATAGGTACGACAGGTACGATCTGGTTGGCAGGGCTGCTAGTGTCTGACGGTATGCCTAAAGGTGACACGTTACGCATAGCCATGATACACACTGGCGTTAATCTTTTGATGGCACTAAGTCTGTTGCCATTTGTAAATCACATAGCTAAGTATGTTGGGAGAGTAGGATGATTAAGGTAACATACATAGACCACATGGGTAGTGACTTGTCTGTAGTCAATGCAGCTAGGGTATCCTTTGGTAAGACTAGTGAGATGGATATGAGTGACCAATGGGGGCCACCTAAACTTAAAGATAAGGATGCTAAACTAATCCACTACCTAGCCAAGCACGGTCACTATAGTCCCTTTGGTCATGCCTTTGCGTCTTTCCATGTCAAGGCCCCTATCTTTGTAGCTAGACAACTAGTCAAGCACAAGTTCCTACGTTGGAATGAGATTAGCCGTAGGTATGTAGATGATGAGCCTGAGTTCTATGTACCTGATCAGTGGCGTGGACGCAGTGCTGATAAGAAGCAGGGTAGTGCAGGTGTAATTGAGGGTATTGATTCTACTGTTGTTGAGAGTTTGGTGAAGTGTGCAAAACATGACTACAACTATTTACTAGCCAAAGGGGTCAGTCCAGAACAAGCAAGGATGATACTACCTCAGAACATGATGACTGAATGGTATTGGTCAGGTAGTCTTGACGCCTTCATGGATATGTGCAATCTAAGATGTAAGCTGGACACTCAGTACGAGACTAGGTTAGTTGCAGAATATATACTGAGTGAAATGATTAACTTATTTCCAGTATCAGTGGAGGCATTAAGAAGATGATGGAGCTATCTCTAATTAGAACGCTACACGATAAGGAGTTCTATGAAGATCACAAGGGTATTAAATGCCCTGACAAGTTGTTCACTAAAGATGTCCGAAAGATCAAGCGTGTTTTAGATAACGCTATGGAAAAGTATGACTGCACTATATCTACCTCTGAGTTAGAAGCTTTGTTTTTCTCTGAGTACAGCACTATGACTACAGCCAACAAGGTTTTGTACGAGGGTCTGTTCTCTAAGTTACGCAAAGAGGTTCCTATGTCTAGGGACGTAGCCTCTGATGTACTGTCTAGGATGTTTAGGCAGCACGTAGGGGAGCAAGTAGCTAACTTAGGGTTTGACTACGTTAACGGTAATCTTACATCCCTAGAGCCCCTACGCCAAGTGCTAGAGGCGCATGAGGATAACTTTATGCCCAACATGAATGTTGAGTGGGCTGACATTGATATAGACACTATCCTTGAGGCTGGTACTAAGCAGTCACAGTGGAAGTGGAACATACCCAGCCTAGCAGGGCGCATAGAAGGCATTAGCAGCGGTCACTTTATTATTATAGGTGCTAGGCCCAACACAGGTAAGACAAGCTTCCATGCGTCTACTATTGCCTCACCTAAAGGTTTTGCAGAGCAAGGTGCTAAGTGTATGGTACTGTGTAACGAGGAAGAGTATGTACGTGTAGCTGAACGCTACCTGTGTGCTGCTGCTAGTATGGATACAGATGAGATTAAGTCTAACTATGCGTTAGCTGCTGCAAGGTACAAGAAAGTGCGTGATCAGATTAGTATGTTTGACAGTACAGGTAAAGACTTAGGGTGGGTAGAGAACATCATTAAGCACAGCAAGCCTGACATAGTTGTACTTGATATGGGAGATAAGTTTGCCTTAAAGACTAGCGATAAGTCAGATGTATATCTTAAGGCTGCAGCTATCCACGCTAGGAACATAGCTAAGAAGTATGACTGTGCTATTATATGGATGAGCCAGTTGTCTGCTGATGCACAAGATAAGGTCTACTTAGATCAATCCATGCTTGAAGGGAGTAAGACAGGCAAGGCAGCAGAGGCAGACCTGATGTTGCTGATTGCTAAGAACCAAGTTACTGAGGGCGATGATGAAGACAATCAACGGCATATTAACGTAGCTAAAAATAAGCTAAAGGGTGGATGGCATGGGGTTGTCCATTGTGAATTAGACGGGGGCAGGTCACAGTACCTAGCCTGATGTGAAAGGAATACAATGAGACTTGTATTAGATGTAGAAAACACAACAAAGAAACGTAATGGTAAGCTAATGCTTGACCCTTGGGAAGAGGGTAACTTCCTAGTTAACGTAGGGGTTCGTGACGTTGACGATGGCACTGAGGCTTTGACGTTTGACTTACAGCACAAAGAGTACGTTGATCAGACAGGCGTTGAGTCTAAGCGTATTCAAAAGATACTAGACCATACTACCCTGCTGATTATGCACAACGCACAGCACGACTTGGCTTGGCTTTGGGAGTGTGGCTTTAAGTATGATGGGCCTATATGGGATACCATGTTAGCTGAGAGTATTTTACTCAGAGGAAACAACCTAGAAATCTCACCCAAAGGTGTAGCTAAAAAGATATCTTTGTCCCTTGAGAATACTGCTATCCGTAGGAACTTAGACTTCCAAAAAGATGACACCCTCAAGCGTTACTTTAAAGACGGCTACAACACTGATGAGATACCATTATCAGAATTGACTTTTTATCTTGAAGCTGATTGTAACACCACTGCTTCTCTGTTTCACTCTCAGGTTGCAGACTTCATGCTTCCTGAGTCTCAAAGTCTTATCAAAGTGAGAGACATTACGTTTGATGTATGTAAGCTTCTTACACGCATGAAAGCTGACGGTATGAAGGTAGACCGTAAGGCTTTAAATGCAGTACGTAAAGAGTTTGAAGACGAGCGTGGTACTATACAATCCCGCCTACAGATGCAAGTTCGTGAGGTTATGGGTGACACACCAGTTAACTTAAATAGTCCAGAGCAAATGTCTCAAGTTATCTTTAGCCGTAAGCCTCACTCCAAGGACGATTGGCCCAACTTGTTTGACAACTGTAAGAACCTAGCAGAGTTAAAGAAGATTGTTACAGCCAACAGTGATCTTCTTTATCGCACTGAGGCGTTTACTTGCCCTACTTGTGGGGGTAGTGGAGAAACATATAAGTTAAAGAAAGACGGTAGTAGGTATGCAAGACCTAACAAATGTAAAGACTGTGATGGCAGAGGCTATCAACTTAAGAAGCAAGAAAGAATGGCTGGCTTTGGTTTCTTCCCGCCTAGCGCATCTTGGGTTAGTGCTAGTGGTTTTTCTACAGGTAAGGATATACTAGATGTACTTAGGGCTACAGCTATGGATAACAATATGTCTGATGCTGTTACATTCCTTGAGGACTTGAAGCGGCTTAACGCTGTGTCTAGCTACCTATCTAGCTTTGTTGAGGGTATAGACACCTTTACCAAGCAGAATGATGTACTGCATGTATCACTAACGCAGCACATTACATCTACTGGTAGGTTTAGTGGGCGTGAGCCTAACATGCAGAATATGCCTAGAGGTGGTACATTCCCTGTTAAGCGTGTCTTTGTTTCGCGTTGGTCTGGTGGTAAGATAATGGAAGCAGACTTTGCACAGCTAGAGTTTAGGGCTGCTGCATTTTTGTCACAGGATGAGACAGCTATGGAAGAGATTAACACAGGGTTTGACGTACACTCTTACACTGCACAAATTATCTCTGATGCGGGTCAGCCTACTGCTAGACAAGCTGCCAAGGAACACACCTTCGCCCCTCTCTTTGGCGCGACAGGGTACGGTAGAACTAAAGCGGAAGCTGCATACTACACGCACTTCATTGACAAGTATAAAGGTATAGCTAAGTGGCACAAGAAGCTAGGTGATGAGGCTATACGTTTTCAGAAGATAACCAATGTGTCAGGTAGACAGTATGCATTTCCCGGTACTACTAGAAGGGAAAATAATACACCTACTAATTTCACTAGGATCAAGAACTACCCTGTCCAAGGGTTTGCTACTGGTGATGTTGTACCTGTTGTATTACTTGAGATTGACAAGAGGCTAAAGAATATGAACTCTTGTATAGTTAACAGTGTCCATGACTCAGCGGTCATTGACATACACCCTGATGAACAAAAGGAGGTAATCAATGTCATTAACGATGTTAACGACTGTCTTAATAGTATCATTGATAATTACTACGGCATAAAGATGAACGTACCAC